AAAATCAAAGAACACAACTAGACTGCTTACAAATGGTGCCCATATGGCAATGAATAAGCCACCCCATTAGCAGCTGTAATAGCCAAAGCCAGGAAAGATCAACATGATGATAATTTGATATTTGTAGATGTAGGAGCAGGTGATAATGGAACATCATGTGTAAGAGCATGTGTGACATCATGGATGGCATCATGGGAAGGAGTAGGTATAATGCAAAACCACACCAATGAGATAATGAGAGAATGGTTGAAGGATAGTGTATAATCAGAGTTAATTGCTGAGACAGGATCTTCTGCATCATAATTAGCATTATTTGCAAAGCTGAACAAAATAAATCTGCACCTATACACAACAGACACACCCTCAGGGACTTATGATCTCAAAATGATGAAAAATGTAGGCAGGCCATTAATAATGCTAGCTCATCATGGTCATGCTTATTTAGGAGTGACATTCAATCAACCAGGGAGAGACACTTGTATGTAAGGAAACAGACAATTGCCATGGGATTGTCATTGTGGTAGATGTGTATAATTACCTGTGTAACACATTAAGAATGAAAAGAGACTAGGGGTCAAGTGTGAAGTGTGTACCTATAGTCAGACAGAGAGGCAATTTCATGATTTTGAAGAGGTGAATAAGGAAAGAATCAAGAGATTCAAGGAACCATAATTAGTATCATGGAGATAGTAGTCCACCACATATGAAGAAGATGCAATAAGGATTAGAGGGATGACATTGAATAATGAGATAGATGACATTGACAACTGGTTAACATATTTAGATTAGAAGAAGCCTGAGAGATAGTCAATGGTGCTGTATGACAGCAAATTAGACACCAGAGTGCTTACATCGAAATGTCACGGCACTGTGGATAACATAGTTGCAGATGAAGGGCAGGTACTTATGAAATACAAGCCTCAAGCATGTGATGCCATGACCTCCAAATATACTCAGATAGGACCAATTGTAGAGGGTAAACATATGGAAACAATGTGTAACTGCGTCGATAATATGACATTTGCAGCTACCCAAAGGACAATTAAGACAAAAGCAGTAGTGACAAGAGAAGTCAGAAGGTTTGTCAAATTTGCTATTAGGAGGATAAAGAAAGAATTTAAGCCAAGGGGATTTGATGGACTAGGGAGAATAGACCTTTGCAATAAAGCCATAGAACTGATCAAATAATCAAACAAGACCAAGAGTGTTAAAGATAGGATCATAGATGGCCTAGAATTTGTAAAGGAGAACGGTTTGGACACAATCACAAATACTGAGTCCTTTATTAAGAAAGAGATTACCTTGTCAGATGGATGGGCAAGAATGATATCAGCAAGGCAAGAGATTGTGAGATCTTTATCAGCTGTGATATATTAAGAAGTAGAAGACCAAGTATACTAAAATCCCCACTTCATTAAGAAAATGAATGACGACAAGATCACAATGGCACTCAGAGACAAAGCAAAGTAATTCAATTATGCAGTATGCCTCGATGTATCATGTTATGATTCAGCATAAAAAGATGAAATATGGTAAATAGAGAGGGAATTATTCAGACACATAGTAGGAGATAAAGCATGTTAACTGTGGGAAGCTATTGCACTCAATAATAATTACATTAAGACCAGGATGATGATTTTATTAACAAAAACAACTAGGAATAGTGGAGAATAAACCACCTCATTGACCAATACATATTTGTAATATTTGCTTTAAAAATATGTAGCTAAGAAGTTGAATATGAGAAAGTCATAGTGGTGGTGCTTTGTAGAAGGGGATGATGTTATCACGTTCTTAATGTAACTGAATGATTATGTAGAGAAAGCCACAGAAATATATAAGAGTCTTGGATTTATGGCAACTGTAGAACATGAAGGCACGCCTGATGGAGCTACTTTTGTGAAGATTGTTTTAAGAAGCACAGAAGGTGATTACTCGGTGTTCAGAAGGATAGACCATGCTCTATTGAAGATGGGCTGGACAAAACATGCAGTTAAAGCTAAAAACACCAAAACAGCAGTGGGTTTGATGAGGAGTAAAATATTATCCCTTAAAGCTATGTACTTGTACAGTGAATCTGTATAAGGACTGATATAGGTGATGTTAGATCAATTACCCTCAAAGTATAGGAATGTGAGAGAAGAAGCCAATTGGGGTCGAGATGTAGTGATGACAAATGACCATTACTTTGATCAGTAATATGGACACGACATTGGTCGAATAACACAACGAATTAAGGAAGAGGGATTATATACCACCATACAAGCACAAGATTATCCTTCCATATTTAACATGGAAGAACCAGTAGCTAGGAAAAACCCTGGGTTCTAATTTAAATTACCACAGAGAATAACGCCAATGGATGTGGCATTATAGGGAATCAGAGTATTGGGTAAATAAAAATACTTTATGGAACAAATTACAACTGATGCTGCAAATGCAGTATCCACTGCTAAGTCTTTAGAAGATTTGAAGAAAATTCCTGGAATAGGCACCGTTACTGTGGATAACATGATAGTGCCAGTCTATGTTTTATTCAAAGCTGCATAATTATTAGATCTGCCATAACACTTATTACCATTTGCTGAGAAAGGAGTGTTAGTGCATCTTAACTCCTAACACTATGCCCAACTGGTACAATCTAAGAACAGACCAACTGCTAGACAATAAATTAAGATCCTGACTGCACATAATGGAAAACTAGGATTCAATTGGAAGTCAGCTGAGAAAATCTATGCTGTATCACTTGTGGAGTAATACCCATCAGCAGGCTATAAAGAAGCATTAACCAAAGCTGCTGCATTTCACAATAGTAACAACAATGCAAATTATGGAAAACATTTGGCTGCAGCTGCAGCTATGATTGGTAAGAAATCACCTCCTGCGTCTGGCATGAACTCAATGTTCGTACCAGTTTCTGAATTAGACTAAATTGGATTCAACAACCAGACTGATTAGAGACCAATCAAGGGATACACTGAGAAGATAGAAAAGCTAGAATAGGAGCTTAGTGCACTGAGAGCTAGATATGAAGGACCAAGATCTCTTAATATAGACTAAGAGGACTTACTTATGGCTATGGAGAGAATGCCTGCAGTACTAGGTCAACTAGCAGATTTGGCAAGTCAAGATACTGAAATCTAGTACGCTTTGAGTCATATTGACCCATTTAACCCTGATGTTATAGGAGTCAGGACACCAAGAATTATACCTGAAAAGACATTGACAACTTATGATTACCAGACTGCCCAAGTATCTGTCAATGCTAGTGGGAGGGCACTAATAATACTGAATTATGATGCTTGGTAAATTGCACCATATGCCATTATCAACAATGCAAACCTAGCATCACCTGACAATCTTACACCAGCACTGTACCCAGTTCTATATGAGGATAGAACAGAATAACTGAATGTACTTGCTATGTAATTGGGACTGACTAAAGCAGAGGTGAGAGCAACTACCACAAGAGGTACACCAGTAGCAACTAAGGGTATATATTCTAAATAGTAATTAGTTGCTGGAGGTTGGAGATTGTGGAAGACTTCAGTATCTGATTCAGAGAGTGGCACTGTCTATGGCTACTATTCACAGAGAGGATCATTGATAAGTAAGAGTATTGGCGCTCAGGTCAAAGATGTAGTCTAGACCAAATAACATAATAAAGTCCATATAGCAGGGGCTAGTGGCCAATGGATAGGGAGATCAGGCTATATAATGGGCGGTACCTATATGCCAAGAGATGTAGCTGAAACAGAAGAAATGTTTCCCACTGCCGTAGCATTTCTCGATTCATAAGAATTATATATGGATCAAGATTCCACCTTACCAGCCTATGGAGAAGGCGATTTTGCTATGAGGCTTGATTCATACTTTGGACCACTGACTTTTTACAGATTTACAGCTGGATAGTGGTGGGTTGACACGACTGGTTTGGCTGTTGATCCCGCAACTGATGCATAACCAGTTGCACTTAGCTCAACATCATTACAACGAGATCATACTACTATTATATGGATAGAAGGAGCTTAACCAGGAGCCACATTTGAATTTGAATTAATTAGGCATTATGAAGGTATACCCATAGATGCTTATAGGAATTTGGAAACAAGGGAGAGCATACTGGGA